TGAAATTCATCTGTTAGCGCGGTTGCTAAGTCTTGTGCAGCAGGTTCGGGGTCAGCGCCCTCAGCTATGCAGTCCAAGATACAGGCGAGGTGTCTGCGGATGACATCGAGGTCATAGCTCCAGACTAAAGGTGCGCTTAGTAGTTGTGAGGCTTCTTTGATTATTTCGTATTGGTCTTCGTATTTCACTTTTCCCCCTTGATAAGTTCGATTGCATAGGCAAATTCGTCAATGATGTCTGTGCGCTGCTCTAGCAGTTTGATAATGCGTTCCTGCTCCTGCCTCACCCCAGTCTGCACACCCTGATTAAAAGCATTAATCGAGTTAGTCGCAATCAGGTCGTTTAAATCACTCATCTGTTTCATCCTCTCCAAACCATTCAGGGATATAAGACTCAATAAAGTAAGCCATCTGGCCACAGTTGCAGTCGGATTTATCGCAGGAGTTCAAATCCGCAACCCTGTCCCAGATTCTTGCTTTTATCCTGGCTTCGGTTTCTTGCCTACCGGCATTGAAGCCCTGCAACCAATACCGCTTCTCTAAGATGGTCATTTCTTGCCCCCATAGATGTACTTCCCAATATCGCGGTTAGCCTTTAGAGCATCGGTGTCCCTAGCTCCCTCAGCGAATCTCCCAGCATCGAACATAATCTTGTCCCTTTCTTTCTGGTCTACTAGCGGCCGTCTAGGTTGCTTGTAGCTCAGGTCATTGCGCTCGGCTTCGAGGCGCTGCCAAAACTCCCAAGTCTGCTGATCTGTGAACTCAGGCAATTTTCAGCTCTTTCTTTACCCATTCCCAATACTTGTCTAGTTCAGCTCGGTTCATCTCCGCTTCCTGAGCTTGTAGGTCTTGAAGCACAGTGTCAGGCGTGAACTTAGGTTGTGAATTGCGGTAGTCAGCAAAATAGTGAGTAGCGCATTTACCGGCACACTTGTAGATTTCCTCACAGCCCTCATAGTTGCAGATGCGCTCACCGGAAGCATTTAGGGTCACAGGGATTTCAGGCTTGTAGAGTGTGCCTCGGCGGAATCGCCCATAGTGCGCTCGACATAGACCGCGCCCGATAGTTGGTTTGATGCAGTCGCCAAAGGTGCAAGTCATTAGGCTATCTCGATTCTGTGGCGTAGGTATTGGATGGTTTTGACAATGATGGCTGGGGACTGATCCTGTTCAATTAGAACTCGGTCAATGACCTCTAGGATTAGTTCTCTTTCAGCTTTTCTGGCTTCCGAAGCGGCCTCAGTTAGTGCCGAGGTAAATCCGCTAGTGGAGATTTCCATAAGGTCAGACATTCTCAACTCGCTTCATTAGGTCAGTAACTTGCTTAGTTGGTTTCTTGATGTCGCCAAATAGTGCCAGAATCTCTTTCTTGAGTTCGGCTCTAGCAATAGCGCGTGATGCTGTGGTTGCCTCAGTCCAGTCGGCTTTGAGTTTGTCATAGATTGGTGTCGCCATTAGTTTTCCCTTTCCTGGCTGTGAATAAAGTCTGCTAGACCTTTGATTTTGCTTAGTCTGAATCCAGACCAGATTTTGATGTCTGTTGTCACTATCGGGGCAGAGGTGAAACCGAGTGCCTGGAACTCTGCCAACTTCTTAGGCTCGGTGGTCAGGTCTTTTACCTCATAGATGATTCCGTGTTTATCCATCTCTTTTTTTGTCATCTGGCACTGCACACAATTTGGAGTAGTCCAGATGGTCACCGGAATCTTAGCCATTGCGCTTCTTGACTTTCAAATAGATAGCGAAAAGAATGACTGGGGTTGCTAAGAAAGCCAGAAGTAAAAGAGCTGGCACTCCAAGCATTAGCAGTGGCAGTATCCACTCAAAGCCGTTCATTTGGTACTCCAAACTAAGCATCGGCGATTGAACTGTGTCAGGCTCTCACCAACAGGCTTGATTAGTTCTAGGTTGTGCAGCTCTGATCTGCGTGAGCGAATCCCTGACTCTGAGGCTGGATTTGCTTTGCCTTTGCGAGCTAGTTCTCGATAACGGTCAATTAGTTGCTCGTCTGTGTGAGGTTTCTTGAGAATGTCGAGGATGGTTTTCTGAGTCGCGCTTAGGTGTTGCACCGAGTCGGCGGCTAGGTGTGAGGTTACTGGGTCTTTCTTTCTAGCGAATGGCATTAGTAGTTCCTAACAATTCGAGTGATTAGTTTTACCAGGTAGGCGACAGCGCCTAGCAGAATTACAAAGCCTAGAAAGCCTGCGACCTGCGGAATGTTGATTAGTGCTAGTAGAGCCAAGAGGCTGATGATTGCAGTTTTCATTTTTTCCCTTTCTGAACTGCTAACAGAATTAGGGTAGCACAAAACAGCGCCCTGACAAACTTTTTACAAGAAAATTATCAACTGTTATAAATCTGTTATTTTCTCAATAATTACTCGACACCCAGGCTCAGGCAGACCCCGAGTGTCCCCAACATAAACCTTTGAAGCAACTATCTCAGTCACTAGGCTGTCGTCTTTTAGGATTTCGGCAATAACAATCGGATCAAGCAATCCGCGCACAAGCTTATCCAAATCGGGCTTAACGCCAGGCTGAGAAAACTTGGGCTTCTTAGGTTTAGGCAACACAAAGACAGCCGTCACTCGAACAGGGGTAGTAAAAGGCTCGACAGTCATTTGCTCGAGCTTGTAAAGGTTGCAGGCTGTGATGACCCGTTTGCGCCATTCAGGTAAACCCTTAGAGGCCTCGACCATCACAATCCTGTTACCCTGCCTAAAAGCCGACTTCGACCCTTGAGGCTTAGGCTCACCGTAAATAGTGAGAATCATTTGCGGAAGTGTTGCCGACCTGCAACAGCCCCAGCAAACACCATCCAAGACCCTGCAACAATGCCCAGAATCTTCAACCACTCAGTCTGAACATCCCCAGCCAAAGCAAAGAGGATGAGCGCATAAGAGAAAGAATAAAGAACGGCAAACACTAGAAAGGTGCATCCTCAATTTCGACTGCACCGAAACTAGCCATAGCATTAGCGCCAGACTGTCTGCCCTGAACAGGCTTTAGGGTTTCGACTCGAATCTCTAGCGAGCGGCCCTTAGTGCCGTCTTTCTTTTCATACTCTCTGGTCTTGAACTTGCCAGTGACCTCGATCTTGTCGCCCTTGCTGACAGTTACCCCAGCAGGCAAAACAATGGAGAAGTAGTCACGGCCAACAGTTTCCCATTCGCCAGCATCATTCTTCTTGACCTGTGAGTGAGCGATGTCTGCAACATTGCCCCAAGAGAACTCACGAACCTCGTTTACATAAGCCACAAAAGGGCCGATAGGAATAGCCATTGATTTACCTCTTTCTTTTTATTTCAGTTTAGTGTTTCTGTCTGACAATTATGCGCCTAAACCCTCGATGTGCATAGGGTTTGTGCAATCTCTGTGATTACAAATTCGGTTGCCAGGCAAAAATAGTTCCCCGTCTTTCATCGGGTTGTCTTCTCTGTCGAACGCTCCGCGCCAAGGAATACATCTGTCGCCGTGATAGTTAAGTGAAAGAGCAGGCCGAGCGCGACAAGATTCGCACAGCTCAGGTTCTTTTCTTCGCCCTGGCTTCGGTATCCAACCGAAACCGCATCTACGGCAATTGACATAGTCATCCACAAAATCCTAGTTTAGAGCCTAATTTTCTGTTTGTAGGGTTTGTTTTCGACAAGTCCAGCCTTGATTGCTGATTGATGACAGCAAGGGTCGCAGTAGAGTAAGCCTTTACCGTGAGCGCAGAGAGGCATTTCTGCTCCCTTTTCGCTTGCTTGAAAGGCGATAGCTTTTTGTTTGCGCTGTTCTGCTTCGGCAGCTTCTTTCATTTTGGTTGCTTTAGCTAACAGGTGTTTAGGCTCAAGATAGGTGATTGCCTCATCCTGCATCGCCATAATTGCTGACTGTCGAGCTGTGTCAAATGATAGATTGCCGATTACCAAGTGCCACGCTGCAAAGGTTCTCTCTGTTGGCTCTGTGCCTTTAGTGGCATAAACAAACTCAACAATCTGGCGTGTTTCTTCTGGACTCATAGTATTTCTCCCCAATTGATGTCCGATTCAATTTCTTTTGTTTCTGACTGAGTAAACATTCTCACAAAATTATCGCCAGCCTGTTTAGCTTCTGCCTCGCGCTTAGTGGCTTTAGAAAGCTTGGCAGGAATAGGGTCATCATCCCAGCATCCACCATTCAGCCAAGTCGCAGGGTGTTTTGTAAATGCAGGATCGCGATTAGGGTCGTTCAAGTATCGGCGAGCGCCGTTAAGGATTGTATCAGCATCGGTTTTTTCTCTGGCTTTGACAAAGGCTTTTTTGGCAGCGGTTTTCTCTTTGCGATTTGGATAGATTGACCAAAACTCATCAAACTCAGCCTCGATTTGCTGTATATCTTTTAGTAATGGTTTAAGTAATGGTTTAGTAATGGTTAGTACGCCACCTGCTGTCACCCCTGGCGCTGATTCTGTCACCCCTGATTGCAATTCTGTCACCCCTGACACCGTATTTGTCACCCCTGAAATTAGGTGTGCAACAGAGGGCAAATTGACCCAGTAAAGGTTGGATTTGTATTGACCGCGCGAGGGTGCTTGCTGTTCTAATTTGATTAGCTCGCCTGATTCAACTAGCTCGGCGATGTCGCGTTGAACTGACCGCTCTGAGGCATTAGCCATTTCGGCTAGGGTGGCGATAGATGGCCAAGCGCCTATCTCGCCTTGATGGTCGGCAATAGCTAAGAGAACTAACCTAGCTCTGCCTGTTGATGCGCTCTCGCGCCAGACTGCATTTTGAACTTCAATACTCATTTTTTGACCTCGCTTTCAATCCAGAAACCGTTATCAAGTTCCTGAGAATTGAATAGGGTCAAAATACTATCGTGCAAGTCAATTTTCCATAAGTTAATGTCTGCGGAAGCCTTGAAGCCGACATGATTGACTTTGCCCTTTTCCCAGACTCCATACATATTGAAGCCCAGAGCTTGCCAGAAACGATTTGATTCTAGGTCAATTCGGCAGCGCAAAGTTGCACCGATTCGATTAAAAGTGTTGCAGAAATCGCGCACAACCTCGACCAAGGCAGAGCCATAATCTAGCCTGCGAGCATCTTCCCTGACTGCAATTTGTTGAATCTTAGTGTAGGTGTAAGGGCCGCGACCTGGGGTTAGTAAGACATAACCGACCATATCATTATTTTTTTCGCAGATAAAAACTACAAAATTGCGCTCGCCACCGAAGACATATTTGTCCCATATTGTTGATTGAATAAATCCAACAGCGTAGCTATTTTCTTTTTGCAATTTGTCAATAAATGACTTGTCTTTTTCTGTCGCAGTTCTAACTACTAGGTCATCTTTTCTATACAGCTCGTTAGAGTACCCAACGGCACAATCGAACTTTCCCAGATTAAAACTGGTTGTCATAATTTTATTCCTATCCTCGGCAATCCCGTAGAATAGGAAAGCCGATAGTGTGATTATCGGTTCTTTGAGGGCAGGTCGTTCATCGCGGCCTGTCCTCTTTTAATTCTACACCCTCTCGCGCATCCAGCCATTATCTAACACAAACCAAGCCTGTGCAACATTGTCCCAAATTGGGACTGATTCTGGCTCTTGCCATTTAGACAATTTCCAACCCTTAGATTTAGCCTCGCCAGCATACAAGACATTACTCTCGATTAGCCCATTTATCCTGCTGCAAAGCAAGACAAGGTTAGAGGGCTTATCTAATTCCTTTGATCCACCCATCCCCCGATTAGCCCTATGGTTCGGCGCGATAGCCTCAGTTTCCCCACAATGCACACAGCGCCCCAAGTCGCGCTCTAACAGTTTCTTCCAGTCACTCTTTTTCAAGCCGCTTCACCTCTAACCAAAACAGTATCCGCCAAACCCAGTCAGGCTTCTCAATGAACAGCCCACCGATGACAAGGGCAGCAAGCCAGAAAAGTAGAGCAATCATTTCAAGACTCTAAGCTCTGTTTCAATTTGTCTGGCGATGGTTTGAGTCGCCATCTGTGAAAGCTCTAGCTGTTTCATCTTTGCCCGAACTCGGTTCAGTTCAGCCTTAGCCAAATCAGCCTGAAAGCGAGCCTCGGCAGCCTCAAGTTTTGCAACCGCTTGACGATCCGCAACAGTCCCCCCAGCCTCAATAAAGACTGTTTGCAAGCGAACCTCATAATCTCTTTCAGCCAAAGCCAACTTAGCCTCAGCATCAAACAAAGCCTGAACCCCTTTAGCGGCTTCCTGTTGAATCCTTGTTAGTTCCTGAATCACCAGACTCGGCGAATAATCGCTCATACTCCATCATCCTTTCAATTGCCTGCTCTTTTACCGCGTTAGCCGTATTTGGGTTAGCTCCAGATTTAGGGTCTGTGAGTTCCAAATACAGCTCGCGCAGTTCAAGGATGCTACTTAGCAGGATTTTCTTTCGCTGAGAGTCCACTACCGATGTCCTTTATCTTGGCAACTATGTCGGCAGGTGCATTCATCCGCCTAGCCTTATTGTAAAGGTCAATCAGTTCTTTTTTCTTACCCTGCCAGGCAAGGTCATCGGCAGCCTTAATCCAGTCAATAGCAGGCTCAGGGGTGACATCCCTAGCGACCTTAGCCATTTCCTCTCGGGTGGCTCGCTTATTACCTGAATACCCAGCATTTGCCAGAGCGCGACCGATGCTTGAGGTTTCGGCATTTTCTAGAGCCGAAGTCTTATTGGCCATTCCGACCCCATCAACCTCAAAGGCTAAACCTGTGGCTTTAGGTGTGCCTCTAAGCAATTCCTCGCCAGTAAAGTAAACAGCGGTCTTGACAACCCAAGTCGCTGCCTGTCGGTCAATAGTCGAGGTTAGGTTCTCGGTAATAATTCGACCGTCACTGTGATCAGCATAAAATCGCTTGATTCTTTCCTCGACAGTTTCATAATCCTGTGGGTTGAAATTAGCCAACTTTATTCACCTCAGTAACCTCATCTGACCAGAAAGTAGATGTCAAACCTGCAATCTGAAACCAACTAACATCCGGCTTAGTGTTGTGCAAACCAAGCGCGGTCAAGATACCTCGCACAGTTGTTGTGCCGTGAATCGAGTCAATAATCAGCTCGACTTCATCTCCAATAAGTAGATTCATTTTCCCTTTCCTTTGTTAATGATGAGGAATGGTTTACCCTCACCCTTTTGCTGTCTTCTGGCGACAATAAACTCATCGTCATCAACAGAAATATAACCTACCCGACTGACACCCATTTGATCTAGGGTTCTTGATTTTAGTTCATTTAGTTTCACAGTCAGCTCATCAATCTCAACCGCTGTATTTACCAGGTCAATGCCTAACTGTTGTGCAATCTCGGTTCGGTCATCGCTGAGAGGGTAAATCTCTCGCATAGTTTCATAAGTGCTTAGACTGCCGTCAAACTGTGGTCTAATTCCCTGCTCAAAATCGCTATAAAAGCCCCTCAGAGCCTCTAGCATCGCCTCAGCCATAAAAGGGTCATACTCGACATCAAACTCATTGTAATCGCCAGCAGTGAGGGCAACAATTTTAGCGTGACGAACCCCAAAGGTGTGCATATAGAACTGAACCTGTGACATATAGTGCAGAGGAATCTCGCTCCAAAAGTCCCTAGAAGTCTTGACCTCAATCAGGTGCAGTTCACCATTCTCATCGGTATAAAAAGCATCAGGGTTAGCGAGCAAAAAAGGCATAGCCTCTGGCGAGTAAGAACCGACCTTGAAGACATCCCACTCAGGATGCTCCTCTTGAAACAGGTCTAGTAAAGGTTGCTCTAACAGCGTTCCAAGGCGCATACGGCGGTTATAGCCGTTATCCTTAGTCAATTCCCCAGTCAGCCTGTAATAGACCGCTAGAGGGCTAGTCCAAGGCGAAAGACCCAATACTGCGCCAATCTCCGAGCCACCAATGCGACCCTCTCTCAGCGCATACCATTCAGGCGATTGATTCTCAAAGATGCCGTGGAACTCGACACCTGTAAAGTGCATTTCTCTAGTTTTCATAATTTTCCCTTTGCTATTTTGCTCTCGCCAGTTTAGCCTCTACCTATGACATCGCACAAAGCAGAAAAGGCATACAAGAAACTACTGTTATCAATTCGTGACAATGACGGGGTTGAGTGCGAGCAATTTCCAGACTTCTATTACCCCGAAGATTACAGCGGTGGCAAGACCTCAAGCTGGGATGTCCAATTTGCCAAGACCATTTGTGGCCGATGCCCGACCAAGTTCGAGTGCCTAGATTATGCTTTAGCGGCTCACGAAGACTGGGGCATTTGGGGTGGACTAACAGCCCACGAGCGCAAAACCTTTAGGCGCTAACTACTTCTTGCTTTCTTCGGCTTTCTGGACTGCATCCTGAGTAGCCTTAGCGACAGTTTCCTTGGTAGCTTCTCCAGTGGTAGCAATGGCATAGCCGATAGCGCCAACAACACCAAGCATCAAAGTCATCCAGGCGATAACAACGCCATCAATCCAAGACCCTGTGACAATAGCGCCAGTTCCAGCTGCTCCGCCAAGGATAAATAGAAACAATCCAAAGCCACGCCAGATGACAGTCCAAAGAACCTCACCGATAGCTTTCAAACGCTTTTTAGTCATTTTTACTCCGGCTCAGGTAGCGCCGCAGTGTTTACGGCATTTTTCTTGGCCTCAAGATTCTTCTTACGGTTCTTTGAGGACTCATCAATAAGTGGGAACATTGCGCGCTTTTTGTCAAAAGGCAAGGTGTGAGGGCGCTTTGCTTGCCCCATAGAGGCGTGTAAGTGATTAGCGCCTGACTTTGACAGTGATGATCCAGTTGCGCCGATATTGCCTAGTTGCGATTGATAATTACCCTCGACCTTATCGCCAACCTTGATAGATGGCTTGCGAATCATATGGTTGTATTCAATTGATTCTTTGCCAAAACCGCAATTGCAATTATCTGGCAGGCCAACAACAACACTCCAGCCGAGCGCATCACTCCAATAGACATCGGTAACAGTTCCAGCGTGAATAGAGTAAATAGGCTTATCCTCTGAGCCGTTAGTAAATCCCCAGTCTTCGCCTAAGTGCTTTTGAGTGCGATAAGAGGCAAAGTTACCTAGCTCATCCCTGCGCTCTCGCCCTGGGCCTTTGATCGGCTCATAGAAGCAAGTAATAGGTTTCTTCATTTACACACCAAACACTTTCGACAACAAAGCACCTACAAGACCTGAAACCGAAGCTATCCCCACCATCATCCAGCGAAACTGCTCAAGGGTTCTAATGCGCTTCTCGTGATCTAAGACATTGCGCTCAGTCCAAGTGATGTGGTTAGGTAGGCGCTCATTGAGGATAGTAACCTCTCGAATAAGCTCTTGCGCCCAGGTAGGCACTTGTTCGTCTGACACAGCGATCTCTCTCTTTATCGTTGCGTAGGCGATAAGACTATCCTACCAGTGCAGTGATTTGCGCTTCGGTAAGTCCGAGAGCAGTCAAAGCAGCGATAGCATCCGCGCGCTCTTGAGCTTTCTGTGCGTTCTCGGCTTCGATGGCGGCTTGCTGTTCTGCAAAGGCTTGTGCATCGGCTTCGCGTTGTGCGATTTCCTCGGCAGTTAGAGGCACGATTTCTTGTTCGCCTGTTTCACAGTTCACAACAATTTTGACTGGGGTTTCTGACATTTGTTTTCCTAACTGTTAGCTGACGGTTGCTCCGCCAGAGCCTTTGGTGATTCCGTAAAGAGAGGCAATGCTATTTTGGCTTAGGGTTCTTCCGATTTCAATTCTTAAACTACTTAAAGCGGCAGTATTAGTTCTAAGTCCAGCAATTACACTTTGAATACCATTGAGTCCATTATTTTCAGCAACCCCATCGCAGGAAAATGTTTTATTGGTCGAGCCAGAATAGTTTGGCATATAGACCTGAATATTAGACCAGACATTTGAAGTCGCTGTTCCAGATGGAACATATCCCAGTCGGATATATTCGCCAGATGCGGAGCTACTTGTCACGGTATTTCCGTTTCCATATAGTTCTCTAAAACTAGAGGCCGTATCTGGGTATGACACATTATTTGGGTAACAAACAATTTGAGCAAACTGACCGCCTACATCCGTTGCCTCGATGCGAACTTGCAAAAGAAGTAGCAGGTCAGTGTAGGTTTGTGGGATTGAACTAAACAATATACTTGAAGTCCCACCAGCCCCAACCGTAGCCGTAGAAATTAAAGTCATAGTCATCAGATACCAACCACCAATTTCTCAGGCGCATAAAAACGCAGCAATTCAACAGCGTGAGAAACTTTATCTTCAACACGCTGACCAGCAGGTTGAGATTTAGACCACAACTCTAGGTTTTCAATTCTATTATCAAATTTATCGCCATTTATGTGGTGAACATTCTCTCCTGGCTCTAACGCTCGGCCAAGATGCAAAGACATCACTAAACGATGTTCAGCAATAGTCCCATCGGATTTAGAATTAGGATGACCTACTGGCGCAACAACATACCTATATTGTGCGCCTTTAGGCTGCTCTCTTTTCATAGTCTTTAGAGGGTCACCATAAAGACTCCAGCGCCGATAATGCATCAAACAATAACCACTAGCTTGATACGGTTTTTCGCAGTCTTCAATCGTGCAAAAATCGGCAATCTTGTTATTACCGCCTCGTTTATGCGTAATGTCTGGGCTGCCATATTTCCAGTTGCGCTTCCAGTGCATAGCGCACATACCATTTGACTTTAATGCTTTTTCGCATCCATCTATTGTGCAAAGTCCTCTAATTTTAGGCATACTAACTCGATACCCCATAAAGTGCAAAAGTGCATCCTGAGTTGAATGTTCCCGAATCAAGATACAAAACAAAAGAAGTAATTGCCGAGGTTGAAGCCCAGCGACCAGCTCTCGCAGCAGTTAGAACTGCGCTTGAGTTATAGCGATGCAAACTTGTTTTATGTTTATCGGTTGCCGAATAATCCATAAGGTTTGCGGTAAAGTCTGCCAAAGTTGAACTATCAAAACGGCCAACTTGAAAAGATGTTTGAGATGATGCTGAGGCTGAAGCAGCAGAACCACCATCTCCATACATTACAACTTGATTATAGTTTCCTGCGGTATCGCCATTGAATCGGATATTGATACCTGAAGCTGTTGAAGATAGTCCCTGTCCGATCAGTATCAAATCTCTATAACTGCCAGAAATAGAAGAAAAAGTAACATTGGCAGCACTAGACCCCAAAGTCACATTCGCGAGAGGCGTGTAAGCCGAAACTCCTGCTGGCATTATTACCCCTTAATTCCATATAAAGAAAAGCGACTGCCGATAGCAAAAGACGATGCAGTCGGTGTCATAGTTAAAGAAGTAATAGCCGAAGTGCTACGCCATAAATTAGAACGCAAAACAATCTGGCTATTATTAGAAGCACCTAACTGTACCCCTGTAAGACCTCGAACTGTCTTAAACTTGGTCGATGAACCTGCGTCTAAAATGTCAATAATATTTGCCGAAAACGCGTTAGCGACAGCGTTACCAGCCATATCGCCAAAGAACATAAAAGTTTTGTCGAATTGGGAGCTAGAAGTCACGCTGCCGTTGTAACCCTGCAACCAGTGATAAGCATAATTTGTGCCTGAATCAGAGTTAAAAGTGGCGAAAATGCCAGGAACACCAGCAGTATTAGCGGCAACAGTAACTCGAACCTGTAAATGTTTATAGGTTGTTGTATCAATGCTAGTAAAGCTAACACTGGAACTTGTGCTAGACAGAACTGTGGTGCTTATCAACTCATAAGCCCCAGCCGCTGCACCACCCCCAGCACCAGCCGCAGCCCAAAACCCTAAACTAAAAGGCATTATGCAGAAATCTTTCCAATGACACGGTAAGTATTAGCAGCAACTTTCAAAACCTGAGCACCGTTGTACTGTTGGTCAATCTTGAAAGTCACAGCAGTCCCAGCAGTCCCAGCACCAGCCCAAGAGCTCACCCCAGTACCAGCAGCCAAAATCACAGTCCCAGCACCATCACGCACAACCTCAAAACCCTGACCTGTTTCAAAAACATCTGGAACAGTAATAGTTTGAGCCGAAGCGTTAGAAGCATAAATCAAACCATTAGCAATACCCAAAGTTGCCGTGTAAGCGGTAGCGGTCATCGAAGTCACAGTGCGCTCATTCACACCAACCCACTGCGAGCCGTCATACACCTCAAGGATGTTAAAATCTGAACGGTAACTCGCCATACCCTCAGAAACAGCTGTCCCAAGAGCTGACGAACGCGCAGCAGTTCCGGCATAAACCTGAACAGTCTGATCTTGCAAATAACCCTGAACATTAGCGGCAGTCACTACCTCTAATGCAGTCCAGGTTTTGCGACCTAATCCAGCCATCTAAAATCTCCTAAAAACTCAGTGCGCCTTGGTCTAGTCTACCAAAGGCTAGGTCATCCAAAATGAGGTAAGTGAAGTTTTGAGTTGCTAGACCCAAAGTCACTAAATGCTCCCCTGAAACATCTACTGTGTGATTGATGCGGATAACTGTCGCATACTTCTCAATAGCAGGTGGTATTTCAGAGGGAGTAAATGAAACTGAAACCGTATCACCAAGCTCAAGATTAAGAACATCTTGCACCTCAGCCGATGACAGCGAGTTTAGGCGAACCGAGAGCTGATCAAAGCGGTAAACAGGTTGTGAATACTTTTTAATAACAAGAGCAGCAATACTAACCAAGTCGTCTGTTGAATTGTTTAGCAGCCCCGAAAGAGTGGTGTTGAAAATACCGTATTCCTGCTGTGATGCTTCATCGGTTGCTGTGACCTGAGTGCCTGTAACATCTGACTCAATAACAGCCTCATTAGTCAAGTCTTCCGAACCATAACCAATTAGCAGGTCTTGATAGGCGATACCTGAGCCATCATCTGCAAATGAAATGATGTTGTCGCTTGTTGAAACATCCGCTCGATCACGGAAAGTTGCAACACCTGTTTTAGAGATAAAGAAAAGACCTTGCTCTGACCGTTCTACGGTTTGCAGGTAAGCCAAGACATTCTGGTCATCGGGAATGACATCTGCGCCGAGAGTGGCAATACCAGCATCAATGTCGCGGTTATCAGTTGGCCACTGCACAAAAGGGTCATCAAGGATGGTGTTGATGCGAGCGCCAGAGAGTTGCACCGAGGATGTAGCCGAGCCAAGGGTTTGGTTATTTAGGTACACAAAACCATCTGAGGCAACAAAGGAAGCAATAGCATCACCGTTAGGGGTGTACACAAAGTTCCAGTCATCAATAACACCCTGGAACGCTTGAACCCCATCAATGGAATAGCGCACAACTCGCTTGGGCAGGATGTTGCCAGCATAAGGCGATGAGTCATACTCAGGGTCAAAAGCCCTAGTTCGGTTGTCTAACTGCACCACAAAGTCGCCAGCAGAAATAGCATCAAGGTTGTTGTTTTTACCTCTGGCTAGCGAAATCTCTTTGACATAAGAAGTGACATCATAATAAGCGAAGCCTGCCAGAGTGTAATCAACATTATTGAGCTGACCCCTTACAGGGTCGTCAAGGGTAAAGAATGGCCCAGTTGGGAGAACTAGGTCAAAACCAATCTCGACTTTCTCAGTTGGCATTACTTACTCGCCTTTGCATACTTGTTTAGCTCGGCTTGAATAGCCGCTCCAAGGGCTTTACCGTTAGTTGTGGCATCTGCCTTGACCGAGATGTTTACAACAGTTCCATAAGCCGTATACTCAGGTCGGTTGATAAGTTGTGCCGCTAGTTTAGCGTTTTGCTGTGCAATAGCGCCTGTTCCTAGTTCGCCAGTCATCTTCTTGATGTCTGCCAGAGTAAAGGAAAGAGTTTCTTTGCCGGTTGATTCGACAGTTGGGGTAGGTAGCGCCTGAACCTGGCTAGTGAAAGACTGATTAAAGACCTCGGCCATTTTCTTAGCCTGGGCAATCAGAGCTTCCTCTTGAGCCTTTAGACCTGCAATAAGTGATGAGGTGATAGTTTCACCGGCATCATACATAATCTCGGCAGTCTGATTAGCAATCTCATTACCGACATTGTTTAGGTCAGCAAATAGGCTGTTTAGTTCGCTAACAGTTCCAGCGCCACCCTCGATGATGGCAGCAGCGGTTTGTGAGCCAGCCTCAACACCTGACTGCACAATCTGAGAGTAAAGGTTGCGATCAAGACCAAGTTCGCGCAGGGTCTTTAGCTGTTGTGCAAACTCTTTAGTCTTAGAGAGAACCGCTTTGAAGCCAGAAACAATATTGCCGTTAGATTTCAATTCCTCGATAGTGCGAGTAGTTGCAATCTTTACACCGCTAACAATGCGAGTAACTGTTTCGGTTACTGTTTCTGTCTGGCGCTCTAGGAAACTGTTTAGGTTAGCTAAACCAACAATCGCAGACTTAGTGTCGCGGAAAATAGACTCCGCTAGTGAGCGTTTAGCGGCAAGCTCATCACGCTGGCGAGCCAACTTCTCAAAGGCAGCAGATTCGGCATTTACATAAGCGAGCAGGTTAGCAGCGCCCTTAGCCCCAATGGTTTTGTCTAGTAGGCCTTGCTGAATTGTGTCGCGGATAGCGTTGAAGCTGTCCATTGCATTTTGCTCAAACTGGCCAATCTCTCGACCTGCATCAACAAGAGGCTGAATAGTTAGCCCAGCGAGTTCGGTCTTGAACTCAGCCAGAGCCTCATTCTGTTTCTTTAGAGCCTCAGCAGCGGCACTAGCCTTTTCAGCGAGCGCCTTAGCAGCCTCAGAAACCTTTTTGACAGCAGAAACAGTCTTGCTACCAGCAGAGCCAGTAACTCCGCCGGTGACGGTAGAGATGACAGTGTTTTTGCCGATGTTCTTAGCGGCTTTGTCTTGCTCTTTGTAGATGTCAGCAACAAACTTGTTATAGCGGTCGAAGAATGTTGTCATATTCTTGCCAGCGCCAGCCCAGTTGCCAGTGACAATCTTGAAAACAGTGTCAGCGATGTCGGTCAAAACAAAAGCGAGCTGGGCAGCGCCAACAGCGGTAGCAGAGATGATGTTGAGTAGAACTGTAAAAGCACTCTGTCCAAATACTCGGCGAGCCAGAATGTCAATCTGTTCAACAGCGATCTTGATAGCAATCGCCATATCGCTAAAGGCTTTGCCAAACTCAGCGGTTGCAAAGTAGTCGCCGATTCGGTTTAGTAGGGGCAAGAAAGCGAAACCGATTTGCTCTTGCAGTTCACCGATAATTACGCTCAGTCTTTGGAAAGGGTCATTTCTGGCAGCAGCCTCAGCAGTGCCACCAAACTGCTCCTCAAGTTGAGCAAAGACATCAACACCTTTCTCAGCCTTGATGCCCAAGCGAGAGAGGGCAGTAGTGTTGCCCTGATAAGCCTTAGAAAGCGCAATAGCGACAGAGTTTAGGTCGCGCCCAGTTCCAGCTGAAACATCAAGGGCTAACTGAGTGAGCTTAGTTGCATTACCGACATCGCCAGTAGCTCGCACCAACTGAGCAAAGGCAGGTCGCAAAACATCATCGGCAACAGCAGCCGAAAGCTGCATCTGTCGGATAGATTCCTCAACCGAACCAATAAGGGCATCATTAGCGCCCAAAGTGTTGCGAAGCTGAGTTGCTAGCAGCGCCTGAGATTTAGCATCCTCGGCAGCAGCCTTAGTAGCTTGCTTGATAGCGTTAGCAGTAGCCGCTAGACCAACAGTAAGACCAAGAGCGCCAACAGTGCCTCGAATACTCTTAGACAGCCCACCAAAGGCTTTCTGTGCCTTTAGAACGCCAGTAGCATCAAACTGTGAAGCAATAACCGCTTTAATACTCATACGCGCTTCAACTTCCTATTAATCGAGTCAGCCGCTTTTTCAATAGTGATAGCAACCTGTGAACGGATAAAAGGCAACTGTTTCTCAATCGCCGGATAAACATACCTAGAGGGTTTAGCAGGCAGGTTAGCAATCATTCCGCGACCCTGACCATTCACTCGCCTCTGCACAACCTCGCCAGTGCGAGGATCAACAAACCGCCGAGTCTTCGGATACTTATTAGGCTGATTAGCTCGCCCAGCCATATCCGCAATGTCAAAGCCAACTTTTCTACCCTGACCTGTTGCCGAGATAGCAACAAGGTTAGAGGTAGTGCTGCCGAAAGCTCGACTGCGCTGTGCAGGGGTGATGTTTACAGTCACCTTTGGCTTAGTCCAGGCAGTTCGCCCATTGTGTATCATTCCCGAAAGAGGGGCAACATTAGGCGCAGTTGATTTGATACTCGACACAGCAGGCGCAACAATGCCTCGGATGTCTTTTCTTAGTTGCTTGTAAATCTCAGGCTCAAAGGTTCGCATCAAACCAATGGCTTCTTTCACACCATAAAATTTGACAATTTCCTCAGCCATACCTTACATTCTACCGCCTAAACGAAAACCCCCCTCGCAGAGAGGGGGGCTATCGCTACTTATTCAGTTGCTTAGACTTCCAAATAAGATAACGGCTCATAGTCCAAAGCATACGGTCAGATTCTTCCATCAAATCTCTAGGTGAGATGCCTGTTTCGCAGGCAAGGGTCGCTAGAAACCAATGAGAGGAATCGTCACCGAGTCCGACTATTTTGGGTTATCAGCTGCACCAACCGACTCAACCAACTCAATCCAGTCTTCAAAGGATTTGTCAGTCAAGCGCAGTCGGGTTTCAGCAGACCAGGCTAGAAAGAGCAAATAAGAAATTCTTAAATCAGATTCAATCTTTGCAACCGAGATGTTGAACTTGTCCTCGAACTTTACAAGGTCAGAGGCCGAGCAGATAACATCGCGCTCATCGCCAGACAGAAATTTGATGCGTAGGGTGATTTTCATTTTTTAGCTTTCTAGTTATGCAGTTGCGCGAGTAACTGATCCCACGGTTGGGAAAGTTACATCAAAAGTAGCGAGGTCGCCAACAGCGCCAGCAATAGGGGTGTATTGCGAGATTAGCACAGTAGCAGTGTAGGCAGGGTTAGATGAACCGACTGAACCCGATGATGGTCGGATTACAACAGTTCCCTCAGTGCCGATTAGAGGCCAAAGGGTTGCATCAATTGAAGCTGCTGCAAAGTCTTGCTGGAAGTTTAGAGTCACAGAACCTGACTTTAGACCAGCGGCAACTTCACGCCATCCGCCTGAGCCTAGAGAGGTCTTGTCTACTTCCTCGACAGTCAGCTCAAGAGATGCACCTGCGAGCGATGAGCTAATGTCAGTTCCGTTTAGGCTGACATAGCGAGAGGTAATAACGGTCTTTGCCATTTTTATTCTTTCTAGTCTGCTTGAACGGTCAAGTCGAACTCAGCCGCCAAGTAATTTGTTTCTGCGATTGTTATTGAGCCGTAGTTTCTCATTCCGGTCACAATCAGGGAATAAGCTGTCCCATCAAGTGTCCTATCTGATTCTACCGCACCTTTGATACTTTGAGTCCCAGTAGGGGAGCAGTAAGCATCTAAAGTATTTTGTGCCGAGCGTTCAGAGGCTCGACCGACCACAACAGTAATAGTGAAATTGTAAGTGTTTAGGCCGTTGTTGAAAGCCTTGTGATAGTCCACAGAGGTAGGGGTGACAATGGCGTAGGGTGGGTTTACATTGTCAGGGATTTGCCCAGTAGGGGAAACTCGAAGCCCTGTAATGGTTGCCAGGTTCTCCGCAATCTCAGTTCTCAGAGTCGAGATTGATGCCATTAGACAGCAGTCCTAATAGTTCGATAAGGATCAATCAACTGTGCAACATCTGGATCAAGGCGCGAACCAACTCGCATAAAGCCAAGGTCAGGCGATGAGATGACACCCAGAGGCGAGTCTAGGCGCTTGAAGATTCGGCTCGACTGAATCACACAGGCTTGCTTGACAGCGATAGGCACAGCAGCCCAACCCCAAACACCGGTAACTCTAACTAGCGCATCTTGACGGCCAGAAGAATAGAAAGGGAAAGCATAGTCACCAACAGCGCGGATAGCGTTGTAAGGCTGAGTAATGCCATCGGCTACACCATTTAGAGGCTCTAGCTGATAGTCATTAGCAGTCCAGGTGGTGTAAGTGCCACCAACTTCATCGGTGGTGGCAAGCGTGGTTAGACTCTGCAAATCCTCAATAGCGGTGAGGTAAGAGTCATTAGCAGTGAAGTTCTTTGTCGCTGTTCCAGCGTTGTAGAAATAGCGCCCTGAGTAGCCGTCAATCGCGCGAGAGGCAGACTCAACAGCCATCTCCAATAGAGAATCATCTACGCTGTCAGTAATTCTTAGAGCAGCCTTGACCTCTGCCAGAGAACAGTAACCGTTAGTAATCGCCATACTTACATTCTACCGCTAATGCGTTTCTTCAACTCTGTTGTAGAAATGCCCTGAGTGTAGGGAACATACATAAGCCCAATGCCTCGCTCATCGAGCCAGTCTTGAGTGAAACCCATTTGAGCGTAATAGTCGCGCCTAGCCCAATCAGAGCCGATAACAATAATGTCAGGTTTGACTATCTCAATAGAGATGCGAGAGTCAGCGCCACCATAGTTAGGGATAACATCATCAACCCAGCGACAAGAGCGCAAAACAGCTTCACGCTCCTCATAAGTATCAATCGGTGGTTTCCCCTTGTAAGCGGCAATGAACTGATCCGTGTTCAGAGAAACAGTCACAGAGCCAAGTTCGGCACAGCGTTTCAGCAGTTGAGCGTGACCCCTGTGAAACATCGAGAAAGTTCCCCCTGTATAAATCCTCAGTCCCATCGGTTATCTCTCCGAATCCTGAGTGACCATTCCCCTTGAGTATTGTCACCCTCTGCCATCTTCTTGTTGTAGAGGGCAGCATTAGCGACATAAGACCGCGCGTTTTGCCCCTCGAAACCGCTCTTGAGTGTCGAGCTGTTTTCGTGATGGATGACAGCAGGAATGTGATTAGTCGGAACTTGCGCCGCACCCACTCTACGCTCAAGGTCATTGTCATCGAAATAAAGCGGATAAAATCGCTCATCATACAATCCAACTCTCTCGACCATTCCCTCACCAAAGACCACAGCAGACCAAGGTGGATTTACTTGCAAGAAGTTTAAAGCCTGAGTGTCTACATTCTCGGCGATGGCTTGCAGAGCGCCCTTTTCAAACCAAGCATCATCATTGACCAAAACCCAATAAGGCGCATAAGGTGTTGATTTGACAATCAGATTCCAAGCCCCCACAAGACCAAGCCCATAAGGAACTTCGATGTGCCAAAGGTTTTTCACACTCTCTGGCTTCTTTGGATACCAGGATTTAGTCCCAGAGTTATTGACAATGACCAAATGCTCGACAGGGTAATCAATCGAGGCCAGTAGTCTTTCAGCTAGGTCAAACCGCTTTAGAGTGCAAAAGCCGAGAACAGGAATCATTTGGACTTCTCCAACAGGCGACCGATAACAGGCAGCCAATTTTCTTCCCAGACCTTTTCAACATCAAACTGTTTAGCGAACTCCATAGACACCTTAGAACGCTCTCTAGGGGCATTGTAAGCCTGCTCTAAAGCCTCGACAATTGACGGCACTAGCGGAACAGTCCAGATAGCATCCTGAGCCGAATCATACATAGGCTGACCATCAATCAACCAACCGTCATCCGCAACCAAGTCAGGTGTTGCACCCCAGTTAGAGCCGATAACCCTAGTGCCACAGGCTTGAGCCTCAACAGTAGGGATGCCAAAACCCTCACCATAGCTAGGGGCAAGAAGAACATCCATCGCCGTATAAAGAGCCGCCAAGTCGCGCTGAGGCATACCATACTTGTAATCCACCATCGGGGGGAACAACACAGCCTCTTTAGGGATGCCGAAAGCTGCCATAACCTTTAGCAGATTCCAACCAATACCCCCACCGAGCGGATCAGTGTGTAGATACAAAACCGCGTCAGGGTGGCGCTGTCTAAAGATAGAGAAAGCCAAAAGATTCTCGCTAAAGGCTTTGCGGTGAACCAAGCCAGAAGATTTGTTAGCAGCGTTCATTCCCACAACAAACTCATCCTTTAGGCCCATCCACTCTCGAACAGGCTGACCCTCAATGGTCTTTGTAGGTTTGAAGATTTTAGTGTCAATGCCGTGAGGGACATACTCACACTCGATGCCCTTTTTCTCCATCTGGCGCACACCATTTGGGGCCATAGCAATCGGGGTGACATTCTCTTTGCGAAGAAAAGCCTCAACAAGTGGGGGCATAGTTCCGTGATCGAGCGGAGTCCACCAACCAATGTTGATGTTATCCCAAGCCTGACCTTTGATAATCCAGCAGTCATAAAGACCAATCAGCGCATCTGGCAAACCCTTATTAGAGCCTTTGAAGTGAGCGTGATGCATCGGGCCAACATCATTAGAGTAGGCTTCCATTCCCCGAGGATAGTGAGGGATTTTGCCATAAGGGGTCGAGAGGGTAGACAGAGAACCCTCAAGCCCATAGTTAGAAATAGCGGCTACCTCAGCGCCATCGCGCTTTAGCCTGTGAACTAGATACTCGGCTTGGACTCCGTATCCAGTAGATTGACCTGGCGTATTAGACCAGACCGAAATAGCGCCCTTGATTTTACTCATAACTCCCTTTCGCGTAGGTGTTTTTAGGTTAGCACAGACAAAGGAAAACCCCCAGAGCCTACGCACTCTGAGGGTCTTCCAGTCTGGAACTAAGGGTTAGCTTGCAGCGCCCTTGAAGTAACCGATGTGGGTAGCGTGGGTTAGTCCACCGTCAAGGCGAATCAAACCGCGGTAGGTTACAACATCGTTAGCGAAGCTGTAATCTGCGCTCTGGTCTACGCGGATACCGCCAGCAACACGAACCTTGAATGATGGTAGGTGTCCGAATAGTACCGACTTAGCGCCGGTGGCTACTGCCGCGACATTTGGATTCTCGAAGACATTGTAACCAAGCAAAGTGCCAGGCTGTCCGTCTACTGCTGAGTTAGTCCAGATGTAGTTGCCAGCGCCATCCTTGAGCTTGCGAGCGGTAGCGATACCGGTCTTGCTCATCTGGAAGCCTAGGCCTGGAAGAACGCGAGCGCCATCTGCGATGCCGTACACGAGGTCCACAAGGTTCTCGTAGGTGAAAGCACCTGCAACACCAGTGCCACCGGTTACTACTGAGCCAGCAGCAGCAGATAGCTTGGTGGTTAGAACTGAGTTAGCCTGTAGGCCTAGTGCAGTTCCAAGTTCCTGAGCGATGTAGCCAGTGATGTCGAAGCCTGCGTCTGAAACAAGTTCAGAAGCAACAGAAACCAAAGCACCGTACTTCTCAGCGCCAAGAGTGATGCTTGAGAAAGTTGGGTTTGACTCTGAGATAGCCGAGCCAGCAGCAACCGATCCAGCCGATGAGGTGGCGGTTACGGTTGGGATAACTAGGTTCTCACCAGAAGCGGTGTTGAATACCTCTGAGGTGGTTAGCATTGGGCCAACCAACTGAGCGATTTCAAATACGCGGTCATAGAATGACTGACCAACAGTGTTAGCCGATGGAACTAGGGCTGCACGAGCCTCACGAGCGAACTCGTGGCCACGAACTTCACCGCGAGCGATTGAGCGTAGCAAGTCTGCATCGGTAGCAGTTGCAGCCTGAGCAGGTACGAATGATGCAGCAGCTTCGGTTGCGCGAGCTTCGCGCTCTGCAACTTTCTGAGCGGTTGCGATAGCAGCGTCACGGGCTTCAATGTCGGCCTCGATGCGAGCGATTTTTGCGTTGTCCTCAGCAGTAAGACCGCGACCCTCAGCTTCAGCGGTGTCTAGGACTTCGCGCATCTGGCTGATTAGGTTTGAACGGACTTCTGCCTGAGTCTTGATGAACTCTGACATTAGTTTTCTCCTAATAGATTTTGTTTGGGAAATCCTGCCGCGCTAACGCTGAACAGGCTAGAGGCCGTGAGTGACACAGAACCTACTTCTATTCTACTGAGATTGTGTAACTGCGCCCTTGGCAAGTCTGCCCCTGAAACCTTGGCAAACCATCCCCTTAAAGCACAAACCCCCAGTAGGGGGCTACTGAGGGCTTGTAACATTCCGCCAAGAATGTTTGGGTGTTTTATTTACATCGGTTGATGTATAGACAAATTGTATAGACATAAAAGCAAAAAAGCAAAAAGAAACCCCACTGCGAAAGGGATTAAACAGTGGGGTAAAGAAAACCAGAAAGAGTTAGGGTTATTCTTTTTGACCTGCGCTTATGTGGGCAGGAATCTATCGAGTTTCCTTTGACTCTATAACTCTAGTTTCCTTTGCAGGATTCCCAGAGGCTTTGAGTTCTTTCACTAGCTCGGCAATGACTCCAGAATCAGGCTTGCCTGAAACTTCCTCAATGACCTTGATGGCGGTTGCGATTTCTTCTTTGGTAGCCATTACAGACCTTTCATTAGTAGATCGAGTTTCTTTTTCTTAAGAGCAAGAATGTCGCCCTCGACCTCTTGGACTTCCTCGGTCTTGGTTAGTTTAGCAACAACCTCATTGATAAGACTAGCCTGAGTTGGGTCTAGTTCTTCACCTAGTTCTAGCTTCATTAGCGAATCGGCTAGTTGGTCTGCATCAATGTTGCGAGATGAGCGCACTGACACACTGCCAGCAGTTCCCTCATAGGCTGGCCAAGATACTAGGCTGACCTCGTGAAGTCGGACTGATTCGAGGGTGCGCTGATTGCCATCGCGTGACCAAGAGTCTTTGATAACCGAGAAACCAAAGCTCATTGAGTCAATGGTTTTTGAGCGGATGAGTTCCGCTACATCGCGCCCTTTTGTGGTGTTGGCTAGGCGAGCCTGAACCTTTAGACCACGGTCATCTTCGGTTAGCTTTAGAGTTCCACCGCGAACAGATGCTAGAGGTTCGCCTGCATCGTGATTCCAGAGTAGTTTGATTTCATTTCGGCTTTGCAGTGACCGCTTGAAAGCACCTGGGGCAATACGCTCAATGAAAGGTAGTGGCTCTGAGTCGCTGTTGAATACAGCAGCATACCCCTCAAAGGTCATCCCGTCGCCGTCTTCGCGGATTTCTAGCGCCTCAGTGTTGATGCGAGTTTCATTCTTACCAATAGAGCGAGCCTCATCTGGCAATCCCTCAATCTTGGCTTTGATGGCCCAAGCAGCGCCAATCCATTTGTCGCGCTCTGAAATAGTTTCAGTCATTCTTTCGCTTTCTTGCTCTGCCCTAATTCTAGCAACTACACTCTCAGCAAATGCCAAGGTTCGCTCTGCTGCTCGCTTTGATGGCCCTGAACCCCATAGCAGGTGAGCAACAACTCCGGCACTCGGATAGTTCTCTGAGTTTGGGTCTGCATCTGGAGCATCTAGGTCGCCGAGGTGTCTGGCAATCCAGGCAGCAATCCGAATCCATTTGTCATCGCTGACATCGCCCTCAGCCATAGCCCTAGCCTCGCGGATGGTGCGCTCTACTAGACCGTCACCGCCAAGACCTTGCTCATAGTATTCAAGCCCTCGTCTGGCTGCTGCTCTCATATAGGCAGGGGCAGGTTCATTGATTGCGCGAGATTCATCCAAGATGATTTCTTCCTCATCTGGCTCGCTATCCTCTGGCTCAATAACTTCCTCGACAGTGAGGGTTGGTCTAGGCACAATCTCTAGCTTAAAGACATTGATAATAAGCATCTTGTCAGTTGGCACAAACACACCGTCTTCATAGTCATACAACTTGATGACGGCATACTCGCCCTCGACCATTACAACCTCAGCCAAAATCTCAGGGTTTAGAACATCCCAAGAAACATAATCCTCTGGCTTTAGAGCATTGATAGCGGCTCGCTCGCCCTCAAATGGCTCATCCTCAGCGATAGAAATGGCAACAGCCTGATCAATGGCTGACTCTTTAGTGTCGTGACAGGCGATTAGTTCGCCATCTTCTTTGACAACAGCCCAGCTAGAGCAATCAGCTGAGTTCTCGGTGATGTAATAAGGCATCGCTAAACCTGCTTTAAATAGGTAATGATATGGCCGGTCTTAGTGCTAATTGCGTAAAGTTGCTCACTAGGGTTCATCTCAAACTCAATCCTTTGCTGGCCTAGCAAGCCAAAGCCGTTAGTTGAGGAAACATTGCTATTGCCAAGCCAGACAGTATCGGTGTTGTCCATATTCTGAATCATTAGCCGAAAATTACTGTTGAAAGTGCCGTCAATTAGGGTCGGTGTTAGGCCGACTGAGATTTGCCCTGATGAAATCATTTAGACCTCGTAAACGCTCGCAGGATTAGCAGGGTCAATCTGTGCAACCTGTTGCAGTTGTGTTGATGGAACTCCAGTGTGAGCCATAGGTGGCAGACCGAGCTTGGCCAAAACATCGGCAGGGTCGAAACCAACCTGAATGAGCATCTGAGCCATCTTGACTCGCTCTTGCTCCTCGACAATGGTGGTAGCGGTTAGTGCGATGTTCGCTAGTGGAACTCGGTGCTGATCGCCGTTATCTACTGGGGAGTAGTCTTCGAGTGCGCGGATTTCGTTTACTGAGTAAGCGCCCATCTGAGAAAGCACAGAGTAAGCGGTCACACGGCTGTTGAAGTCACCGCGCTGGAGAGCATTGGTGTTGAACTTGATAAATGCCTCAACAGGTAGCAGGCGAGAGTAAGCCCATTCAAGTTTCTCGACAAATGGCCTCAGCGTGTTTGTGACAAACTGAATCTGATTCTGCTCGACCGATGCGTAACTCTGAGTGCCTGGAATCCCCATAAGGCTTAGAGGGATATTGAATAGGCGAGCGACTTCCTCGACAGCGAAGCGCCGAGATTCTAGGAATTGTGCCGAGTCATTGTCTACCTGAGTTGAAACATACTTAGCGCCACCTGACAGGATGCCTGTTTTGTGTGCTTTGCGGAAACCGCTGTGACGAGAGTCGAAGCCCTGTTGTAGTTGTTTAGCTTGCTCTTGAGTTAGAGGGCCAGGATACTCGATAACACCCTGAGTTGTTGCACCCTGACCAAAGAATCGGGCTGCATACTGTTGCAAAGCTGAGGCGACACCTAGAGCATCTGAGAGCTTGCTGACTCGGCTCATACCGCGCAAAGCGCCAGGCTCAATAACATCCACAATGTGCAAGACATCCTCAGAGGTTAGAGTCTTTTCCTCGCCGGTTATGATGAAGATTTTGCGACCAAGGCCGTTGCGCCTTACCTCAACAGTTGAGGGGTCAAGTGCGACAAGGTTCACAATCTCACCGTTGCCATCGCGGAAGATTCGCACAAAAGCGTTGCCGTCAATTAGTAGCGAAACTAGAACCTGACCATAGTGGCCCTGTCGAGTCAAATCAACATCTGGCTGATCAACCCAAGCTGGGCGAGGTCGGAAAGGTCTACGAATACCGTCTTGACGGATGAAAGAATCAACAGGCAGGGTTGAGATGCTGTCGCTGATTAGGCTAACTGCTGAGAAAAAAGCAACAATCTCAAAAGCGGTCTTGTTGTTTACATTCACCCCAGCAGCGTTCTCAAGATATAGGTCTGAGCCTGTTCCCCAAACGGTCTGAAAAGAGATTGCTCTGCTCTCGGTCAATCTGTTCAGCATTAGTTACCTCTCTCCAAAGCCAGCCCAAAGAGTAGCGCCCCGATGCCGGCGATTATGATGCCAGCCGGAATGAAGATGAATCCAACACCCACAGCGATAACCGCAATTCCTGCGATTTGTAATCCAGTTGCTAACATTCAACCTCTTTAGATAAAAAACTCAGGTATAACCTGTTCTTCTATTCTACCGCTTGCTCGGTCATAGGCAATAACCGCGCCAACAGCCGCGTCAATTTTGCGGTTAGAGTTGCGGTTCTCTTTCACAATGCGAGGGCCAAGGTTATCAATCTTGACAACAGCATTAGACAAATGGCGAGCTAGTAGAGGGTTGCCATCGTGAGTTAGCCTTTCCTCGACTACCGCATCATAGAACTTGGCACAGGCTGTCACCATTCGACGAGCTGAGGTAGAGGGAAACTCCACAATCGGCACACCCATATCCTGCATCACTTCCATAGACCTTTGCCAGCGGAAAGGGTCACAGGCTACTTCTCGGACTTTAAATCGAGCGCAAAAGTCAATGATTGTGTTTTCTGCATCCTGGATGTCTACTCGCCACAGGTCATCTGCACCTGCTGGCTTTTCCCAAGCCTTGACCATAAAGACATAAGGTTTTTCATCGGCTTTAGGAATCTGGCAACCAACAATAACAGTCGAGTCACCTGAGAAAGAGCCGTCAAAGCCGAGGATGTATTCGGCATCAGGGTCAAGCTCTTTAGTGTCCGAGCAGGCTTCCCAAGTGCCAGAGGGCAACCAAGATAACTGCGAGCTAACCCACTGATTCATTCGCTTAGTTCTAAACTCTGCCTCTGGGGTTCGGCGCACAGCAGACTCAAAGTCTTCTCGGCTAACAATGTCATCAAAGCCAGGATTAGCGAGCGCCCAGTTAGCAGGGTCGCGGTGGTCAGCATCGTCTGGGGCAGCCCACCAAGCCATAAAGAAAGCCGGATCAACAACCTCGCCAGAGGCTACCCTTTTGCCGTAGTTATAGAGCGAATAAGCGATTGAGTCTTGACCTGTCGAGTCAGTCTTTACTCCAGCAGTTGTAATCGCAACGAGCTGGCCGAGCTTACCTCGGTTTCCCATAGCAAGCGAGAAAACATCAAACAGCTCTCGGTTTTTATGCGCGTGAGCTTCATCAAAAATAATTCGTGACGGGGAATATCCCTCTTTCGAGTAAGCCTCGGCAGAAACTACTTTAAAAACCGAATTAGTAGATGGCACAAAAATAGAATCTTTATAGACCTGGACTAAATCAGAGAGTTCGCTGTTTTCCACCATTCGCTTCGCTTCGCCAAACACAATGCGAGCCTGTTCCTTTTCGGCAGCAACCGCAATAACCTCGCCACCATTTATGCCCTCGGCAATCAAGCTGTAAAGACCAACTGCAGCAGACGATAGTGCGCTCTTGCCATTCTTTCTAGGCATCCCAATCAGTGCAATTTGAGCGCAAAGACCGCCGTTCTCATCACGAGCGTAAAGATGCCTAAGAAGCTCTTTTTGCCAATCACGCAAAACAAGCGACTCACCTGCTCGACCTGCAATGCCGTCTTTACCAATAGAGCCAAAGGTTTCAGCGAACATAGCCGCAAACTCGCCATCGCCTCGCTCAATAGCCTCGGCAGGCACAGGGGTCAAATAGAGCGGTGGCCAACTAGAGGCTGTCAATGTCTACCTCGATAAATCGGGCTGCCTCAAAATAGCGCCGAGCAACCAAGCGGTCAATTAGGCGCAGGTAGTATTCATCCCCAAAGCGGTATCGCCGTTTAGCCATTCTTAGCAGCCTTTAGAGCCAACAATTCCTCGAGCTTAGATTTAGTCTTAGCCGATACAAGCCCAAGGCGAGTTCGGTCAGATGGAGTAAAGCCCAACAGCGAAAGCCCGCTAATAATCTGTTTCTCAGTTTCAAGCAAGCTCATATTTAGTTTGCGGTCAGTGGGGTCTGCATACCACTGCTCGGTCAAAGTCTGTCGCCGATCCATAAGCTCACAAACCATTTGCACTAGCGCAGTGTCAGTGCGAATAGAAATCCACAACTCACCTGCACCAAAGATGCTGTCCCAAAATTGTTTGCCCACTTCGCCTAGCGGTCTAAGCGGTTCAGTGTACCCATACTCCATAGGGGCAAGAGCATCATTGCGAGGTATCTTTCGCTGACCAGGATTACCTTGCAGAATCTTTAGCTCGGCTGGCTTCGGTGGATTAGGCATACCAAAAGCCTACCAAACCAAAAGGTTTCAACTGCTGGTGTGTGCGTAAAAATGCGGTCGGGGTGTTTGACGCCCTACTCTATGACGATGTCCCCCACTCCCACTAATGCCGGCAGGGGGGTCATAGCGGTTTGTTGCTTCGTGCTTGATTGCAACTACGGTGTGCTGGCGCTAGGTCAGCTAGGGTTGTGACTGGTGTTGAGGGGTTGAGGTGGTCAGCTTCCCAAGGGTCGCCGTGTCTTGCTCCCTCTCCGCAGATGTGACAGAGGTAGGCGGTTTGTCTTACTATCTTGGCTAACCGTTGATAGTTGCCTGAGTATTGTCCGGTTTGTTGTTTGACTTGTTGCCGTCTTAGGTTGTTTAGTTCATCTATTCTGGCTTGGTGGCGTGGGCAGCGTGAGTACCCTGGCTGTGTTAGTTCGCCACAGTCTATGCAGGGTCGGCGGAATCTGCTCATTTGTCTGTCTTATAGAATCCTGTGCCTTTGAATGTTACGGCAGGTGCAGAGTACACCCTGACCATTGTGTGTCCACAGATTGAACAGTTGTAGTTAGGGATATTGTCGTTGATGTTCCAGCTAACGGTTATGCGGCTGTCTATACAGTCTTTGCACTCGAACTCATAGATCGGCATCGTCATCATCCTCATCCCAAATCGCTATCACTACAAAGCCCACAATAAATGCGGCTATTAGTATCGCTATCATTCCCTCAAGCATTAGTTATCCTTGCTATGAATTGTCGGATGGCTTTATAGGCTTCTTCTTTTCCCTCGGCTCTAAGCGATAGGGAATAAATCTTTAGCTGATTCATTAGTTCACTGTCATTGTATTCTGGCGCTCGCCGTAGCCCTCGGTTGTAGTGTGTCTTACATAGCCCTTTAGCGTGTACCTCTAGCCCACAGATTGAGCATTGTGGTTTCGGTTTGTTGGGTTTGTTGATGACTTCTAGGATGGCTGGGTCTAGGCTGTCTGGGAGTTTTCTTAGCTTCCTGAGTCGGTAAGCGTATTGGTAGTGTGTCCAGCAGACTCCGACACTAGCAATCTCTTTGTCACAGCCCTCGACCTTACACACTTTTTTCAGCCTCTAGGATTTCGATGATGCGCTCTAGGAGTTTGACATCTAGGTTGGTGCTTATGACTGCATCTTTGTTGATGTTCTCGATGGCTCGGTCTATTGCTTTGTTTGCGCCTAGGTTTCGGTAGAAGCCTCTGATTGAGTGCGCTGGCTGATTGATTATTGTCATTTCTCCCTTTCGTAAAATATATGCTACCCGAATTTTTTACAACTTCCAAACTGTGCCAGTAAACAACTTGCCTCGCTCTAACTCAAAAGCGGTGATGCCTGTGCCTGAGTCCGAACCGCCACCCTGTAAGCGATACCAGTCTGACCCATTGTCTGAGGTGCTTGCTTGAATCCACCACCGAGAACCGCCATTGTGAGCTTTGCCTAGTTCCCTGACCATAGAGAAGTGGAAATGCCCTGAAACAAAGATGGTGAAGTTAGTGACAGCCTGTAAACCTGCTACCTGTTTGTCTAGCCAGTTAGGGATAGATTCAGGTCTGCCAGCTTGGTGTCCGTGAGCTAAACCGATGATGTGGAAGTTATCGCCGAACGGGTCAAAGGCTAGGCTCTCATCGTATTCGTGAGGGACTAGATAATTTACTTTCATTCCGGTTTCGGTGGTTAGCTTTCTCAGTTGCTTAGTGATGAAGATGCCCCAGTCATCATTACCTGGCTTGCCTACTGCTTGTCCACTTACTCGCCATTGACAGTGGTTTGAACCGATAGAGGCATAGGTGACAGGTGCATACTTGTGAGCCATCTTGATTAGGTCAAACTGGATAGAGGCAGCGATGTCTACCTGATCCATAATCGAGTGACTGTTGGTTCGGAGTTGATGCATACTTGCTTTATTGTCAAAGCCCTCAATAATGTCGCCTGCATCAAGGATGTAGATGTGAGAGTATTTTCCTCTTTTCATCTGGTCTTCTAGCTTTGCGAAGCTGGCAAAAATGCGAGCTAGTAGGTCATCGGTGTCGCCTCGGCTACCAACCTTGCCCACCTGATAGTCAGCGGTGCAAACAATTAGTACTCGGTCGGTGTCTAGTTGCTTAGGTGGCTTCGCGGCTTTCTTAGCATTTGACCAGAGCAGTTTCAGGTCAGCATCTTTAGTGATTCGCCGAAAGTTGAAGCGGTAAGAGGTTCGCCAAGACTCGTCATAGACCTGCCAGCGTGAGGTGCGAGGTGTCCCGACAATCTCAATCTCGGCAGGGTCGAAACCTGCATCAATAAGAAACTGGTCAAAGTTAGGCTTCTCGCCGTCTGCAAAGCCAGGTGTGATAGCCCAGCCTGATTCCCCATCAACTTCTAGGGCAGGTCGCCAACCTTGAGGTGCAGTTATCTTCTTTGCAGGTTCTAGGCTTTCAAGCAAGAGCATACACCTTTCCGGTGATTAGTCACAGACTTATCTGAGAGCAAAATTCCGCGCTCGGTCATCGCCCTAGCTAGGTAGATGTGAGGGTAGGCATCTAAATCCCCTAGTGCTTTGCTAAAGATGGCGCGGTCTGATTCGCTAAGTTCATCGAGGATGGTTCTTATTCTGCACGATCTATTCGACCGTGGGCTAGGCTTCAAGTCTTCCAGCATAGTTCTACCCTATCGCCCCAGCGTGAAATTCATCTGTTAGCGCGGTTGCTAAGTCTTGTGCAGCAGGTTCGGGGTCAGCGCCCTCAGCTATGCAGTCCAAGATACAGGCGAGGTGTCTGCGGATGACATCGAGGTCATAGCTCCAGACTAGGGGTGCGCTTAGTAGTTGAGAGGCTTCTTTGATGGTTTCGTATTGGTCTTCGTATTTCACTTTTCCCCCTTGATAAGTTCGATTGCATAGGCAAATTCGTCAATGATGTCTGTGCGCTGCTCTAGCAGTTTGATAATGCGGTTAAGTTCTTCCTTACGAATCATTTCCTCTAGACAATTAAGGCAGGTATAGATTTCATCTACCTTGTGGCCTATAATC